GAAAGCCTTCCCGTCCCCTAAGGGTCGATGAAGGGCTGGTCCCCTAAGGGTCCCTGCCAACCTTCCAGGTTGCCATATCTTTAGAACGTCAGATCTTTCCGCCGCCTTCGATTCCTTTTAGGTTTCGAATAACAGTATGCAGAAGTGTGACCCAATCTTATAGATAGGGAAATGCCAACAGTATGCATTCTTAACTGTTCCAGCAAGATTAATTACATGAATCCAGAGATCACTTTGGTTTTATTCACCTCCGGGCAGTCCAGAAGGTCCATCATGTGGTAGTACCCTATTGGCTACTAATGATGTCTTCATCCCGATATTTAAAGTCGGGATGGACCCTTGGATGTACGCACTCCACATCCGATAATATCTCAGATGTATTGGAGTAACCCCAGAGTATGAGCTGCTTAATCCTTCAAGTCCCTCGGGTCTGGTGAAAGCCAGGACCGCAGGGGATGCCGAAGCCAGATCATTGAGAGTCTCTAAGAGATCCCAATATCTGTGAAAGAATCCATAAGGCAGATTCGTTTCCAAGTCGTGGAAGGATGGTAGAACTAACATTGAATTACTTCGATGTTTTCCTGCCATACCCTCAACATTGAACAGTGCATCACGCACTGCTGAAATGTACGCTTGTAACGCCGGAAGGAATAGTAAGTCTCACAATAGTGAGTACCATTCCCGAAGGTTCTGACCGAATTCTTTCGGCAATGGGGATATGGTTTCCCCAGTAATAAAGGTTTCACCATAAATATATGGTGGACCAAAGTACTGAGGGGAGGATCCTAGCTGCAGTCTTACGACTGACAGCCAGGCATCCTCGTAAAACGGAACTTCTGGAGATAGATCAGCCAGAATAGGTTGTCTTTCAACAATCCCTTTAGCCGCAGTACTTGCCATTTCGTCAAGTAAATTGACCTTATTGGCGAGCATCTGCTCAGCTGGAACAAGTTTCCGTTGTACTCTTGGAACAACTTTAGCTATCCCTGACAGCTTAAAGTCGATACCAATCTGTACCATATCATTCACAACTTTTTTAAGTCGTGAAGAACCCATATTGAAGAACGCAACAGCATCATCGATGGTTTTCGGGAGAGATAGACCGAGGACGATTGTCCGAATTTGAGATGAGAGTTTACCGAGCGGTTTGTTTAATTCCGCTAGGTTTCTCCATCCGAATCCGAAAGCTTTAAGAAGCTCGGATAGTGTAAGTTGGTATTTTACACCAAATTGCACCAGAGCAGGGAGCAGACTTTGTGCTGCCGCCATCTCTTTCATGGGAATTGGACTGATATCAGTTCAAACCCCATCTGGAGCGATATATATTGTCCGTTTTGCGAACTCTAAACATCGCCCAGTATCTGAAAGTAATGACTTATAGAGGTTAACCTCCATTCCCATCTCTTTCAAGAGTTGCAGATAAGAATCTGCAACCCTTTTATCCGCAATCACTAAGTCATCTCCTAAGACAGCGTATTCCGGGAACCAAGTTCCCAGAGGCACTGCCTTAGCCCGAATGGCTGCGATTTGCACCAGTAGGTGATGAGTAAGCGCTAGCATAGCCCAGGAGCTGTAAGCACCCATAGGTTGGCCAGTGGCGTATTTATAATTACCATGGTAATTATCATACCCCAGTTGGTGGAAGCCATAGGATCTTCCAACCAACAACTTAGCCCAAGACTTTGCGAACTCTTCAGAAATAAGGTACGTAAGTACCATGATCTGAAGCCGCAGAGGTAGTCTATCGGTTGCTGCCGTCAAATCAAGA